GCTCCAGTAACGGTCAGACCGTTGGTTCCTCCTTCCGAGCCGACAATTAGTCCTCCGGCAAAGGTCGTTGTAGCAGTGGTAGAGGTGGCGGAGAAGTAGGAGGCGCGGACGTAATCGTCAAAGGAGCCGATACCGGCTACCGAGAGTTTCCAGTTTGGTGAGGTGGTGCCGATGCCCACATTGCCGCTATTTAGAATCGTCAGGGCCGCCGGGGTGCTGGTGGCATAGGCATCGGTGCTCGTACCGACATACAGACTTCCGCCCATTGAGGAGAAGAGCCAGTGTTTCAGGTTGGTGCCGGCTGAGGTGTCGGAGATGGCCAAGGAAGGGCGAGTGCCCGCCATTTGGAGCAGCCAGTTGGGCGTAGTCGTGCCGATGCCAAGACTCCGATTTGAAAGAGTATAGAGTCCAGTTCCAGCTGATGTTAAAGAAAATAAGTTATTCTCAAATGAACTTCCTGAACTTCCTCCGCTTCCAAATGAAGCACCAAATACTTGAGAAGTGATAAATAAATAACCAAAAAACGCTAAACTGAATCCTACAACAAACGAACTTAGAGTTTTCAAATATTTTTTCATTCTTCTAATAAGATTATTGATAAGATTTATCCATCTTTGCGGACTTCCACAAGTAATCCGCAAAGTAGATAAACCTTACTCGCCAGAAGGAATACAAGGCAACTTAGCTTCTACTTGCCAATAATTCATACATGGAAAATTAGTTAGTTGTTAAGCGGCATTTGTATTCTTTGAACCAACCCATCCACGAGAATCATTGAATCCAATATCGAACAACATTGTTGTTTTGTATTGAATTTCTCCAGTCTTGAAAACAACATTTGGACCTTCCATCTGAATAGGTTGTGATTCCTTATACTGGAACCCATACTCATCATTAACCATACTAGAATCAAACATCCACCAATAAGCAGTATTCGTAGTAATCCAAGGATTTTCAATGACTGTATAAGCTGGAGCCGCAGCCGCATCATTTTGTGCAGATGAAGGCATTGAGCGAGGACCACCAGCTTTGATATTTACAAGTAATTCTTTTGCTCTAAAAGCAGAAGAATGTCCTTTACGAGTAATCAAGGTATCTAAGTTGATATTCATCAACTGACCTTTAGCATCTTTGACTAGAGAAGCTGTCCTATGTGCCGCTTTGATAGCATCGTAATCAATATCCATATTGACTGTGCTTCCATCAGTGATTCTATTGTTCCAATTTGTGCCACCATCCTCTCGCGTATGACTAGAACTAATTGCCGCAACAGAATCACCACCACTAACAGTAGCAGTCCAGTTACCAGAATCATCTGTAACTGTATATGTTGTTGAGAATGAATTATCAAGACGGTCTGCACAAAGAACTTCTCGTCTCCTCTCACAAGCTCCAATAAGAGCGTTTACAACGCGAGTGAGGTCGCGCTTTTTAATGCCAAACTTCCACATCCTTTTAGTGATTGGAAGAAGTTTTCCAAACTCAACCTGAGTATAAGTTTTATCATACCCCTGAATTGGCGTTTCTGCAGTAATAACAGCATTTTCGGTGATACGAGCCGCTTGACCTAAACCACTTAAAGAAGAATCTTTTGAATAGTAATCTGTTACACCAGAAACTACATTGAAGTATTGTGAATAAACTGGTTTCTTCTCTAATTGAGTTTGTTTCAAGTAAATCTCCTGTATCGCCAAATCTGTCAAATCTACTGCATCGGATAATGAAAGTGGTACACCCATGATTATATTAGACTTAACGATTAAGTAGAAGCTGACATTAACACACCATTCCCTACCTGAATGAATCCCAAAACAGAATTATCTCCTTTTACTTTGAACTGAACAAACTGTTGTTCAGTTTCAGTGCTACCAACAGTCGTTCCTGTATTGTTGATAGTCATAGCTCCAGTAGTCGCTGTTCCTAGAATCATCGAATCACCATTATGATTTGCTGATGCTGTATTATCAGTTGTTGCTTCAACAAGTTCGTTTCCGTCTAGAATAATTGCCGCAACTTCACTAGCAGTATTCGCAACAGTTTGAATTGCGATTGCTTTTCTTGTTGAACAAGTAGAAGCAGTTGTACAAAGCGTCCAATTAGCCGCACCGTCAACTAGTTCAAGCAAATCACCCACAGTAACAACAATTGATGAAACTGGAACAGATATAGCTCCTTTATTTCTATCATCTCTACGAATAATAAATCCAGCCATTGTCGTTATTCATTACTAAGATTTTTAATTTCTTCCTCTGTCCATCCTCCTGCCAAAAGAACTTCTTTTTGCCTAGAAGACAAGTTTGTTTTGTGGGATGGTTGAGCTTGGGGTCGATTTCCACCTGTAACCCCACCTCCTGCAGAAGCAAGTTTTGTACGAGCTTCAGCATTTATACGTTCCTGAAGATTCTTGAACGATTGAGGATATTGTTCCTTGACAGTTTTATGAGCTTTTTCAAAGAGTTTAGAAATCAACGAAGGATCAGAAGGTTTGGCATAATAATTCAATTCCTTTTGAAGAGCATTATATAGAAAATCATTCTTATCATTTTCTGGAAGATATTCTATATGTTTCTCATAGAAATCCCTTTCAGCGTTTTTGTGAACAGAATTATATGTCATTTGTTCAACTTCTGTCCTTGGAATCAACCCTTTAGCTCTAGTATATCGGTCAAGAATTTGTAAAGTGGTTGTATCAACATCAGAAAGAGTATCTACTTCGCTTTCAGGAATTCTATCGTTTATTTTTTGAACTAAATCTCGTTTTTCACGGCGTTTAGTTCTTAAATCTACGATATTTTGCCTTCGTCTTTCTATTTCTTTATCAAGGTCCAAATCATCTTCTCGTAGATCTTCTTCAGTTTTTCGAAGACCTTCAAGAGCATTTTTTTTTTCTTCTACAGATACTTTTTCTTTAGAAGAAATTTTCAATGCTTCTTCTGTTGGTTTTTCTCCTTCGGAAGATTCAGGAGGAGTTTCCTTCTCTTCTTCCTCAACAACCTCCTCAGTTGTTTCGGTTTCTTTTACTTCCTCTGACGAACCATCGTCAGCAAACTCAGGCACCTTACCAATTTTATTCATTTTTTTACTCCGGTTTATACTCATCCGGAGGATGAGATTATTTGTAATGCCTCGTGGAGAGTAATAAAAGTCGAAAAATTACTCACCACAACACGTTACAAATTATAGACTATCCTTTCATGTAACCATCTGATGTTTTATAGTTTTTCTTGGGCTTTTTACCTACTGGTTTCCAACCATGTTCTACTGCATTTAACAAACGCTTCTGAGCTTCAGCTTTTTTCTTAGTAGTATTTTTAGCATGAACACCATTTGGTGTTGAAACTTTATATTTTCCTGATGAAGTTTTTGATATCGTAACTGGCATTAGAATCAACTAATTTGTAAAAGGACTTTGCACTCCAGAACTAGCATAGAACTTATTGAGATTTTCTCGAACTTTCTGAACCCAATCTCTTACTCCATTTTCTCCAAGCGTTCTTGATATCACTTTACTTCTAATGTCTTTTATTCCATTCTGTTTTTCTTGCAATGTCAATGAATTAAACTTATCTGGAACTATGATATCTATCCGAAAATCCATACTATCATTAAACTCTTTGCAATCTAATCCAAATTCTGGTGTTAAAATCTCATCTACTATTTTCCTATAATTCTCAGGAACATAACCTGTTGGTATGAAATTAGATTTCTTAGGAACATTTTCTCTAGTATTTTCCTTAGAAGATTTAACTTCAGAAAGTTTGTCAACTACTTTAACTAATATCTTAAATTCTTTCTCAAATTCTTCGAACTTTTTCTCAAGTAATTCTACTTTATGAGTATAGAACTGTTTTTCTAAAGCTAACTCACCTTCTTTAGTTTCTTGTTTCTTTTCCATCTTTTTACTCTGTTTTTACAGTGACAGAGACACTGAGATGAATAATTTAATGTAAGTATATTGTTTTTTTTATAAAAATCAAGTCTTAACGAGATTTTTCCTTAAACCATACTTAGAACCTTTACCTATAACTACTTGACCTGTATCTGGATTCAATGTAAATTCAAGCAAAACATTGATAAACTCGCCTTTTTTGATGTCTCTTCCCGTTGTTATTCCTATCATTTTCGTAAACTTGGTGATTCTTGTTTGTTTTATGAAAGGACTAATAATTTTTTCTTGTTCTTTTGCGTCTCCTAACATAAAAAGAATAGAATACAGATGGTCTTTCTTGACAATACACACTTTATCCCCAATTGTCAAACGAATATACTTTCTTTCTACATTACGATTCCAGTTTATTTCTGCAAGAATATCATTTCCTTGATTACTACTGTCTGGAATAACTAATTTTTGTTTATGCATTTGAAACCAGAACTTCTAATTGTTCTAAAAATAATTCCAAAGCTTTCTTGCGTTCTTCTCTTGTTATTGCATTTTTAGCTGTTTCCCATTCATTTACACCAAGAATACTTCCTTTTCCCCAATTATAGATTAATTCATCTGCTATCTTCCTGAGAACTTTCATATTCTCTTCAGAAGTTATTTGGTCCAAACTTCTTCTTATTGCGATATCATTCATTTGAATGATTGATTAAAAGATTCTGTGGGAGTAGTCATGTCTGGAAGATTATTTTCTGATGTAACTTTTGGGGCGGTTAAGTTAGTCAATTGTTCTTGATTTTGAATAAACAGAGGTTTATCTGGAGTTTGTTGTTCTTGAAACCAACTATCAGGTAGCCAATCTTTAGGGTCTTTCTTATATGTTTCGATTATCTGAATAGCGGCTTTTTTCACAGTTTGAGGAGGCAATCCAAGTAGAGGAATAACAATATTTGACATCTCAAGAGTAGTGATTCTATCAAGAATCTCTGAATCCGAAATAACTGATTCGCCAGAGATTTCGATAGTTCCTTCCCAAGGAAGATATTCTGGTTTCAGTTTAATAAACTCTGTTTTTTTCGAAGGTTGTATGGTTCCTTCTTCGTTTAATGAAGTTTTTTCTTTTATTTGAACTTCTAATGGATATTCTCGATATTCTTCAACAAATTGAGGAAGATTTCCATTCTCGTCTTTCATTCCCTCTAACTCAAAAGCTTCAATATATCTATTATCAGCAAGAAGTTTAATTTTTGGAACAGAATAAAGATCTTCCATTACCTGAACTGTTATCAATGCATCTATTTCCAAAGCGTCTGTAAGATTTTCAAGAGGCGTTTTTAGTCTCTTCAAAGCAGATTCTCTTGCTTGTGCTGTTTCATAAGCTGTTTTTCCAACTATTTCACCAGTAAGATTTCTAGTAATTCCAGTATCTTCCTCCATTTTTACTTCTTGTCTATCTAACGCCGCCCACGCTTCAGCACCTGGTCCTGGTATTTCATTCCATTTCACATTTTGTGGATTAACAACTTGTCTTCCACGCCCTGGTATTATTTTCATCACCCCTGAACCTTGTAAAGTCTCCGTACCTTCGTAGAAAAATTCTTTATAGATTGAAAGGACTAATTGGTCCATTGTCATCTGACGAATTTTTGTATGAAGTTTATAATCTCCCCGCATTGCTTCATAAACACCAATTCCATAAATTGTTTTATCATCACGCAATGTCCAAGGAGCAGTATATAAAGAAAGATGTTTATTCTTTGGTTTCTGAGGGAGTGAATCATTAATAAGAACAACTCCATCATCAGTAACAACGAATAGACGGTCTAATTCAAGATTTTCATAGAACCAAACACGTATTTGAGTCTTTGAAATTGATTTCGGTTCGGAAACAGGTTCTTTTCTTTCCGCATCTTGTCCAAACTGATAAAGAACTTTATTACTTGGAGTTACGTATTTGAAGTTTTGAAATCTCGAAAAATTAGCTTTGAACTTTAACCAACTGTAATCCTTAAACCAGAGATTATCGTTAAAAGAAAAAGGATTTCCAGTTATTCCACCATCATCAAACCAGCACTGCCAAGGAGAAATCGACTCACGAAAAACATCATCATAGTATGTAAAATCTACTTCCTTATACTTATTTTTTCCGTCCGGACTAAACTCCACTAAATCATCGCAGAGACGATTTATCCTCAAAGGATATGTTCTTCCTACACCTAATCCATATTTAGCTTGGTTGAATACAAAAGGTTTCAATAATGTAGTCTTTGAATGAGCTATTTTCCAATTTCTTTCGTATAAGTTACGAATCAATTCAGTATTGGCTTTATATTTTTTAGTTCCCGGTTTAAGAACTGCGGCAGGATTTCTATCAACAATAATTCCTAAAGCAGTTTGTATCTTCACATAAGGATTTGGAGCGACTGAATCCTCCATCCATTCATCATCCGTTCCTAGAACTTGTTTTGTTGAACGCCAACCTAATTCATCATCAGAAACTAAAACAGCTTTTTTGTCTCTACTGCCTAAAGTAGTTTGATGTGGTTGATATGCTTTATCTGCGGCTCTCCAGATTTCTTCTATCCCTGTATTTCTTCTGTAAATCTGAAGTTCTTCTTTCCGCTCTTGAAAAAACTTATATGCTTTCTTATCATCGCCTGTCAGTTTATATCCGACAGCTTCTTTTTCTTGAATTTTTAATTCTTTATCGTAATCTGTTATTTTCATTCGATTTTAAGAATTACATCTGAATCTCGAATAATCCAGTAATGTTTTTGAACACCTTTCTCGTTAAAAGAAATATCATCTGGTTGAAACTTATTGAAAATTATAGTATCCCCATCTTTGTATTCGTCTGATGCACTAACGACGACTCTTCCTTTTGCAAGCGATTCTTCGTCTTTTGTGAATTTTGGAAGAATAATGCCTGATGATAGCATTTCATCAGTATCATCGATTGCTTCTACAAGAATAGTCCTATTCTTTGGAATCAGTTTCATTTGATTTTCTATCTACAGGTTGTTTTTGTTTAGAAGTGAGAAAAGGAATACATTGAGTAGTCAAAGTGAGTTCATATTTTTGGAGAATAACAGAAATCTCTTTTCCTGCCTCTTGAAGTCTTTCTTGTAAAGAAAGTTCTTCTAACGATTTTGCCATTGGTGGTAAGTATAGATTATTTTTTAATAAAAATCAACTTTTGAGAGATTTTAAACATTCCATCTATCCTGTTTAAGTAGATTATCTCTTTGAATACCTATTTTTTGTTCAAAACGCAACTTAGCTAATTCAAAGTCTGACGGTGGAAGAATTGCTTTTTTACTTCGTAATGTTTGTAAGAAATATCTATCTGTATCTGCTATATGGTCTTCTCCATTCGTATCTAAATCCTCTGGACGAATTGTACTATGAATAAGACTAGGAATTGTTCTAATACTATCATAGCATGTACTGAAATACTTCAATCTTGGTCCTATTTTCTCATCATAGTAAAGATACTGGTGCATTATTGCCCACCCTGCAATTCTATCTTTGTGTGAAGGTATTAAAGCACGTATACATGATGTTTCTTGTCCCCAACCGTGTTTTTTTAATATTTCAGCTATCGTTTCGCCTACTCCAGTCTTAGAAAAGATTGCACTATCCGCTACTACATATTCAAGATTTTCCTCGGCTTCTTGAGTAATTCGTATTACTTCTTTTGCTATTTGTTCTGCTTCCCATCTTGGGCTTCCATCCTCTTTGTTTACGTATAGTTCCCTATAAACATACACATTACCATCAAAATCAATCGCATACCAGTGAAAACATGCAGGTTTTGCTCGACCGTGGTCATATCCTCCAAATAAACGAAACCCAGCGGGAATCTTAAACGGAACCACTGTATGTTTGTCTTCATTCCATTCGTTGAAGAATTGTCCTTCAAAAATATCCCAATTTCCATCTCTCCACGCTTTTCCAAGATTACCACTCAAAGATTCAAGATAATTCTTGTATTCAAGATTTAGATAAGGGTTCTCTTTGTATGTTGAAGGAATAAATCTTGTTCTTGTCTCTTTTCTTTCCCTCCAAGGAAGAACATATGTATTCTTTACAAAACTATGTCCGATTCCTCCAGGATTAAAAGAAGTATATATTCTTGGTCGCCAGTTTGGTTTTGATGTTCTCAAAGAACCTTCGAGTTTGTCAACTTTTTCTCTTGTCAACTGATTCAACTCTTCAATATCAATGAAATCATACTCAATACCTACATACTTATCAATGTCTTTCTCTGTTTCAAAACCTCCCAGAAGAATCTTAGAATTGTTTGCGAAACGAAGAAAACCTCTAGATTGTTTATATTCATACGATATCTTATTCTTAAAAACTTTTTCAACTAAGTCCTCAAATGATTCTTGAGCGGCTTTACCTGTTTGTC